CCATTCCCCCTGGAGCTGCATTGGACTGTAGAAATAATCTCCAGGTAGTCCGACAGTGGGGAGTTCTTTAATACAGTTTTGTGGGTCTGAGCACCAGATGATGTTGTCTGGAGCGTCAGTAGGGTTAACAGAAGTGACGATGAGGTCACTGTTTTTAAGAGGGAACTTTTCTGCGTCAGACAGGCTTGTGTCAAGCATGAACTGAAGCATGAAGTTACTGCGTCCCATGGACGCTTCACGTTCAAGTAGGTCATCATCTTGGAATCGATCAGGGTCGGTTACATCCCAAGGTTCAGCACCGTTATCGATGTCAGCTTGTAGTTGAGGAGCTATGACGCCTTCGTAGTTAGACATCTTGCGAGGAACCCTTGCAGGCCACACCAGAGGTCGATAATTACGCTCTGCAAGCTTTTTATAGATCGTGAAGGTGGTTTGAGGTGTACCGAGGTACATAATGCGGGAGTCATCCTTTGGTGTAAGGATGGACTCAGCTTCAGTACAGAGTTGTAGAAGCTTTGACCGCATCATTTCTGTCATTGAGTTACCAGGAACTTCAATGTCGTCGAGAATCATTAAATCTGCGCGGCTTCCGGTTAGCTGTCCAGTGATGCCGACGCTTTTTACGCTTGGCGCTTGGGCTGGTGAGCAATTCACATCGAAGCTTATCCTCGACCACCTTGCATCGTCGGACTTCGGGCGTAAATGAGAAAGCCATGGCGTTTCAATGATTAGTTTTTGTAGGAAGATAGACATGTTGTCTGCACGCTCTTTAGAAGCGGAGATAATCATGATCTTCTTTTCGGGGTTGTTAAAAAGGACCCACAACACGAACGCTCCAGTAATCCAAGACTTACCAACCCCACGAAAGGCTTGGATCTGGAGTCGTTTTGGACCATTCTGTAAATAGTCAGCAATAGCGTATTGTGCTTTTGTAGGTTCAGGCAGATCAAGCTGTGACCACATAGCTTGTAGAAACAGCTTGAAGTCACCTTGCAACGCCTCTAAAACATTGCTCATGTAGTATTAAAGAGAAAGTGCCTCTTGTTCAATTCGTGCTCGACGCATTCCCTCAAACACATATTTGTCAATGTCTAATAGAATTGCTTGTACTTCACGAATAAAACGAAGACGTTGTTTGTAAGACGCACCCCTGAAATCAAGTTTGCGAGGGTCTAAACCGGCTTCACGCAGTTTCATGTGAATAGCTGAGTGGACCTTTTGAGGAAGTTCACCGCTAGGGCCAATCAAGTTTCCACTACCGTTTCCAGTAACAAGCGAAGGAAACTGTTTTTGGATAAACTGTAAAAAACGGGATCTGTCTGAATCTGGTAATCCTTCAATTACTTTGTCAATAAGATCTAGCTCAACGCGGTGATGACCTTTTGTATAGTCATCAGTGCCGAGTGTTTGCTCAGACTCCATGCGTTGACGCTTCGAGTCTTGTGCAACTTTAGTAGCGTTTGAACGTACTTTTAGCGAAGGCTCGCCAGATTTAAGTGTCTTGCCATTTGACTTAAGGTCAAAAGTAGTGCCTTCATAGTTAACCTTCATTTGACCTTGCAAACTGCCTTGGTCACGCATAAGTTGCTGACCATATTGACGGTATTCAGCCGCCATTTCTTTGGGTAATTTTGGTCGTGCAGTGCGAGGCTGACGTCTAACAGGTTGATTTACGTTGTCTGCAAATTCATTAGAAATTGCCAGACGTTGAAATGAAGAAGTAGGGTTATATGCTTTGTGTGCTGGTTTAGGTACAACACCAGCAAGTTGTCTAATAATTCGGGCTTTTCCCATTAAAAAAGCCGCCCTTGCGGACGGCGATTTGGTTATACGTGAGTGGATATGTTGTTTAACTAATATGGGAAAGAATCAAACCTTCCCTAAGTAGATTCATTCCAAAGCGCTCTCTCATCCACGAGCGCCAGTGGTTACTTCCTTTGTCCTGATTACAACAGGTACACGCTGGTACGACATTCGATGAAATGTCTTCACCCCCAAGACTGCGAGGATGTACGTGATCAAGTGTGAGTTCATGTAATTCATAAGTAATTCCGCAATAAACACATGTGCATCCAAAATGTTCTTTGATGCTGCGCCTCCAAAGGCGCTTGGCTTCTGGAGACGTCATGGTTATTAGGTTGTATAGGTAATGATCAGGAGTGGGAAGTAAGGGGGTCATGCACGACTACGGTTTCTGGCTCTGTTTTTTGATGCGGTTTCCATAAAGGTTTTCCCATTCTTTTTGTGGGAAACATCCTTACCGTCACCATTTCCGTAGGTGCCTTTCTGTCGGTTAATACGCTTAAGTGCAACTCTGCGCTTAACCTCGCTAGGTTTTTTATTGTATTTACGTTGGTAAGCACGCTTAACCTTTAAGGCTTCGCGGTTACTCTTGTAATACTCAGTTGAGCTTTTACCGGGCGCTGCCATAAAGTCGTTTCTGTACCATTTCTGGGTCTATTTCAGGCATGACATTGGCAAGCTTTGACAAGGGGTTACCGTCATAGGCAACACCGCTAATGTCGTTAGTTTTAAGCCAGTCACACGCTGCTTTTAAGTCTTGAGTTGTCGCTTCACCCGATTTGATTCGGGCTAGAAACTCTTTAGTGACGAGATTATGCAGCTCATTGAACTGATCCTCCGTCGCTTTCTTTTTTGTCATTTGCCACTATTGGTATTACGTCGTGACAAAGAACTTCTACACGACTTCCAGGTCTAAACATAAACCCAGCTTTCATGATTTCCGTACACTTAAGAGCACGAACAAGTTCGTAGTCAAGACGTAGTTTCTGTTCGTGTTTCTTAGCAATGCTTTTGCACAACTCGATCATGCTTCCGTCAAGCGGAACACTAAAGTTGAGCTGCATACCAAAATTATTATTGCGGACATATCCCGACGATTCTTGTGGGATAGTGTCGTTGCCCATATAAAACGGGCTGAGCTGCATCGTAGCCCCATTGCAACTGACGTTATTGGCAAAGTATTGACGAGACGGTGCACCATTGTTTTGGAATTGCACTGCCTGATTGGTCACATTGCCCGTTGCTGCTGCTACTGGGTTAGAGCTGTTTTGAACTGTCGGGTCTTCAGGTGCTGCAAGTGCAGGACTTACTGAGAGAAGACAGACAGCGAGGTAGTGGTGGAGGTTGATTCGATAACCTCTTCGACGCTGATGGATTCCACGACTCCCGCATCCCGTACGACAGTCTCCAGTTGAAACTGTTCGCCCGCATTGGTTACGGAGTAGGTTGTGGAATCGCTCAAAATATCCCCACTGGGGGTGACGTTTGTTCCGCTCCATGATTTGTAATCACCACCCATGATCTCGGTTTCGATAGTTCGTTCGATGTCAATGGTGGTAGTAGTGGTTGATTGCATGGACCCCTGGGTAAAGTTAGGGGTAACTTGCTGAGCTGCAGCGGGAGAAGCCAACAGGAAAAGGATAAGAAGCTTTTTCATGGTTCTTTTTTCTTAGGTTCGTCGGATTTGCTATTTCTGTTGTTTGATGTGTTAAGACCAAATGTAGCCAACGCCCCAGTGAAGACACTAGCTACAAATGTAATGTCACCACCACTTTGACCTTTTTTGATCATAGGGATGTCTACATAGTTAAGTGTGATAATAAAACCACTCCAAACGACGACACCAAGGCGTACAAAAGTAGCCAAGATCTCTACGTCATGGTGTTTAATCTTCTTTAGGAAGGATTTGTTTTGTCCTTCTTCTTGGTTAATTTGCTCCATGCTTGTTTAAAAACTGGTTTCATAATCATCACTAGGTATTTAAATACCGAAGTAGCAGTAAGGGTGGCAGCAACAGAGATAACGGCTGTGGTGGCTGCTGCAGTCATAATTTCTGTTGACGGCATTGGGATTTCTTTATCCGTAAATGGCACGTCAATCATTTGCACCTCTTTCGCTTTAGGTGCTTTTGTTTCTTTTGGCGCTTTATCCTCATTCGATCCCTTTATTCCTGGAGGTGGGCGCAGGTCGCTAGGAGGGACTACAAGGGGCTTATAACTTGGTAAGTTAGCCCTTGGTACTTCTAGGACCGGCGCAGGCATCACAGGCGCTTCTGGAAGCGTTAGAGAAGGGAATGAAGGAGGATCACTCCACGTTGGCACCGAACAGTCCGCGTTCGATGAACTTCACTGCTTCATCATCCACAGTGTTGTCGGTTTGTTCTGCCAGTTTGGTC